TGGCTTGGAAAAAGAAACTCAAGTGTTGTCTAACAAAGCCCGCTTCATAGGTGAAATCCTGGATGACAGTTTAGATTTACGCAGGAAAAAGACGAGTGTAGTGTCGGCTTTACTCAAGGAACGCAATTACGATATGGTGGACGACGATATGGATTATAAATACCTGGTGCGGTTGCCTATGGATAGTGTGACAGAAGAAAACGCCATGAAAATTATGGTAGAACGGGACCGCAAGCTTGCGGAATTGGTCACATTGAAAGGAACCACGGAACAAGACTTGTGGTTGAATGAGTTGGCGACGTTGAAATCTGAGTATATGAAAATGAAAATGAAAAAAAACATGGATACTACAGAAAAACCCAACCCACCCGCCAAGAAAAAATTAAAAATAAATAAAGCTTAGAATAAATAAAGCTTAGAATAAATAGTTAAGGATTTTCATATAGGATTTGCATATATTATTATATAATTATTATACTATTATATAATAATGCCTCTAACATACAATGTTAATTTTATGCTAGCCAATTTTTTTATTAGTGCGGTGTCTGATTTATTATTAAACTATCTCTCTCGTGTGAAGAGTGAACATATGCCAAAATCTATTGTTGCCTTAAGAACCTATTTTAAACATTATGCTAATGCATTATTAACCGCAGTTTATGCTGGTTTAACTGTCCTAGTGGTCTTACTGCTCACGATGGTTTTAGCAAAATTTATTTGGGGATTTGTTAGTCCCGCCACTATACATCAATTACTCCTCTTTCTCTCATTGGCCGGACCCCTTGGCTATGGAGCGGATGTGTTTATTTATAAGTATAAAGTGTTTGGTGAAACATTGGACCCCTATTATAAAGTCGCCGGTTCCGGTTTCTATGGGGCTCTGGCGTTCGTGTTCTCTATTATATTCTCGTATATATTAGCGGGTTTTAATTATTATGTCTATATAGGCGTACAATAAACATGTTTCTAACTAAATTGAACGATTTTGAATTTAGGATGAAAATGCAAAAATACGCGATTGTATCCAGTATTACCATAATTAATTCAATATTAATTATTACGTTTATTTTTTATGAGAGATACTGGTATGCATATTTACCGTTCTTAATTCCGGCTTCTCTCTTAACTGCATTTAGTAGTATTTTAAATGTTGTGTATAAAATGTGTAGACAACCATCCAAACAAATCACACATCGAATGAGTAACAAGAATTATATCTACGTCGTCCCCTGTTATAATGAATCCAAGGAAGAATTGCGTGCGTCCATTCATTCTTTAATAGAACAACGAATCGTCAAAGATGATAATCGTCTCATTTTAATTATTTGTGATGGCAAAGTCAAAGGGACAGGAAACACTTTAAGCACGGATGCCATTTTGAAAGAACTCTTACATACCGAAGGTATGGGATATTATTACGAATACCCCACGTGGGATGGAACAAACAATATTATTTGCGAATACAAAGTGATGTATACATATAATTATGAAACAGTACCTATTATCCTCCTTATTAAACAACGTAATTATGGTAAACGTGATTCGCTTGTGATTGCTCGCCGGATTTGCTATGCTTTCAACACATTTCAAACGTTAGATAGTATTATTATAGAAAATGATGCACCACCGAATAATGATTTTTTAATTCACGCGGTGGAAACTTTAGCGAATGTATTCACCAAGCCAATTGACTATATTATCGGAATTGACGGAGATACAGTATTTGATTATAATTGTACATATGAATTAATTCAAGGCATAGAAGAGGACTCTACGGTTCATGGTTGTGTAGGATTTGTGGACGTAGACCCTAATATGACGCCTTACTCACCGTTTGTCCTCTATCAATACGCGGAGTATATGTACGCTCAATGTTTGCGCCGGCAAGCACAGTGTAATATTACAAATAAAGTGAATTGTTTATCCGGGTGTAACCAGATTCTTCGGGTCTCAGAGGAAACGTGTGGAGAGAAAATCTTACAAGTGTTTAATTACAAACCGAATAAGACGGATTTTATTTTAACGCATATTCGTTCTTATGCCAGTGAAGACCGCAATCATGTGTGTAATATGTTGTCGTTGTACCCGCAAGTGAAAACAACCCAGACATTGAAAGCAGTAGCGTATACGGTTGTTCCTACATCTATTACCGTATTTCTTTCTCAACGCCGGCGGTGGAATTTGGGCGCCAACACCAACGACCTTTTATTGACTTATTTGCCAGGCATAAATGTATTTGAACGCATTTTGGCGTTTGTGAATGTGTTTACTTTTGTGATTTCGCCATTTATTTCCGTAGCAACGGTTTATTTTCTCATTGCTATCATCGCACATCCTACAATGCTAATGCTGTATTTAAGTATTATTTTATTTATCCCTATGTTTTATACGTTTTTGATTCCCCTCTTTATCAAACCGTTGTGTTTTAAAGACACGGTCTATTATTACATCGCCTACATTTTTTTTGTGTGCGTGTCTAGCTGTGTAAGTTTAATTTGTTATTTAAATGCTATTTTGAATATGGATAACTTAACATGGGGTAAAACCCGTATAATTGAAACCTTACACGAGGATGAAGGAATGCTAAGCGAGATAGTCTTACGATTATATACAACAGCGGATGACAATAGTACAAATGACAATAGTACAAATGACAATAGTAAGAGTGACCCTGCAATAGGGACCGACTTTGTGATTATTGTAGATAATGAAAAATATGTGGATATTGACATATAATTACACTGAAAAGTATATAAAGTACAAAGGTATATAATTATATACATATGTTAATAGGAATTTGCGGTTTGGGTTTTGTCGGTGAGGCTATTAATACATTTATGAATAAAATAAAATGTTCTCCGAATGGAAACAAACTTATTCAAGATATTCTGGTTTATGATAAGTATAAACGAATCAATACATTAGATACACTCTTAAATGTGGATATCTTGTACATCTGTATTCCGACACCCTATGATGAGAATCTACAATCTTATAATATGGATGAAGTTGATAATACCTTGTTTTTATTAGCAGAGCTCAATTATGCTGGTATAATTTTGTTAAAGTCTACTGTATTGCCAAATTATTGTATAAATATAAATAAGCAATACCCAACGTTGCGAGTGGTACATAATCCGGAATTTCTTACAGCGAGAACCGCCGCGGAAGATTTTGAACAACAAAAACATATTATTCTAGGGTATACGGAACAATCACAATCAACCATACAACCCGTGACGGACTTTTATAAAACACTCTTTCCGGGTGCTTTGCTATCCATCAACAGTGCGAATGAGGTTGCCCTTACAAAATTGGCATGTAACAGTTTTTATGCAACCAAAGTCCAGTTTTTTACGGAATTGTATCTGTTATCTCAACAAATAGGAGTAGATTTTAATACAGTGAAAAACTTGATGTTACAAAATAATTGGATTAACCCAATGCATACAATAATTCCCGGTCCGGATAGGCAGCTCTCTTTCGGTGGGGCATGTTTACCCAAAGATATCAGTGCGTTGAATCAATATATGGCGGTGAATCAGACTCCGAATGGGGTTATTAATGCAGTGATTCAAGAGAGAAATTGTATGCGACGCTAACAACCAACCTTTTTAGAAAAGGTTGGACCAAAACACCACTCCGTAAAGGATTTAAATATATCTAATCGTTACTTACTATTAGATATGTTTTCTCTCCTAAAATATGTTCTGCTTGCGTTTGCGTTACCTTTTTACAATAGAACATCAGCCCTTTATGTGGTAACAGCGGTTAGTACAACCTATACGACGACTTATAGTACTACATTAAGTACTACATTAAGTACTACACCCACAACACCGTTTAACACACATACCTTACCCATTGTTGTATTACACGGCATCGCTAGCAACGCTAAAAATATGGAGACTTTTGCGGATTGGTTAAAATGCAAGTTTGTTCGGAAGGTGTATAATGTAGAAATTGGGAATGGGGAAAAAAACAGCTTGTTTATGCCGTTAGATAAACAATTAGATATATTGTGTGAGACCATTTATGCTGAAGAGGGATTGGTTGGCGGTTTTGATTTTATCGGCATGTCCCAGGGGGGTTTATTGGCCAGGGGGTACGTAGAACGGTGTAATAAATATCCCGTCCGGTTTCTTATCAATATGGTGTCACCGAATGGTGGCGTGGTTATACCAACAAACATTGATATGTATGCTACCTTTTATCAACAGCATCTGTCGGTGAGTGGGTATTGGCGGGATCCTGCTGACCTGGAAAACTATTTGCGAAAATGTTCCTATTTACCAGTGCTGAATAATGAACGTCAAACAGTTTTTTCACAGAAATATAAAGCCAATCTCTTAGGTCTCAAGAATTATGTGCTTATTTGGTCACCCAATGATGAGGTCTTAAAACCACCAGCAAGTGGAAAATTCAGTGTATTTGATATAAACTATAATGTAATCCCCTTGGAAGAAACCGCATTATATAAACAAGACTTCGTGGGTTTACGCACACTCGCTGAACGTAAGCAGCTATCTATATATGAAACAAATTGTTCTCATGTGGAACATAATGATCCAGTATGTTTTGCTCAACTCTATGAGATTTTGAAGGACTATTTTTAATTTGCTAAAATGGCTGAGATTTATATGTAGGAATTGGCGTGTTTGGCTTATTATTACAACACGGCGTACCATTGACGTTATTATTCGCTCGGCGTTTTAAGGCCCGGTACACGGAACGATTCTTCGCCCCAACTTCACTACCAACGACATATTTGGCGTGTAAGTTGAGGTTTAATGAATCAATGTTCATGAAAATAATACGGTGGGACATTATATATATACTTTTATTAAAAAACACTTTGTAAGAAAAGTGCAAGTGTAAGGTTTTGCCACACTTTTGCTAAAAGTGTAAGGTTTTGCCACACTTTTGCTAAAAGTGTATTAGAGTTGCATCTTCTCTATGATAAACATCCGCTTATATTTCTTCTCACCCGTTAAAGTATATCCATCGGCAACGCGTTTGGGTACCAATTTATAATTACATGACCGCAAGAGTTGCCGAATTAGATTTAAGAGCGGCCATTTTTGTTTACTAGTGGCAGTATCTTGTAAAGCCGTGAGATAAGAAGAAGAAAAATGTTTTTTCAGTAAGGGGAACTCAACTGTTTTCAAATGGTTATATTTCTCAGTATTAATACACGTTTCTTTTGCCAATAACATTCCGTCTAAATCCGCCATTGAATTACACGGAATGTTACAGGCGTTTAAAATATAGATAACACGGCTATATTTGGCAACTAAATCGGCCACTGTTTCTGTTTCACTTGTGCTTTCACTTGTGCTTTCACTTTCGGCTTTTTTATCTAACGATGCTTCTGCCATAATAGTTACACTTTATAAGTAAAAAAAATAAATACTTTTTACTTATACTTTTGCGGTGATTTTTCAATTTCTAATTAGATACCAAAGGAGGGAATCATATACGTTCCAGACTCATTTAACGCCCATTTGGCAATGACCGCCGGGTTTGCCGTATTGGAAATAATGTCCTCGGGCTTGTAGACATTATTCTCATCATCAACATAATAATTAATACCTTTGATCTCCTGAACCCAGATTTCCACTTTCTTAGTTTGTTGCTCTGTGCTGTCTACGTTTGATTCAATACCATATGGCTGTCCCTTAATATGGGTGCCGCAAAATTGAGTATCGCTGTTCTGTTTACGGCGTGTGCATTGAACACCGTTCGCGATTTTGGCAGTACACAAATCATAATGCGGCACAGCATTCTTGGTCCGTGTGCGTTTTTGCAAATCTTCCTTTTTAATGGACATGTTATTGTAATCGTAAATAAATTGAAGGAAATCACTTGTTTTATCTTGGTCATCGCACTTAATGGCGGCATTATGCGTTTGTAACCATTCTTTAATGGTTTGTTTAAAAAGTAGTTGGTGTTTTTCTAGCTTGACATTAATCTTGTTCTCCATATTCTTTTTCGGACTGTAGTAATATAATCTTAATTAATACAGTTTAAATCAATTTTAAATAATAATTAATCTAAAACAAATCATTCCCTTTACTTTTTGGCAACACGATAAAAAAAATAATTAAAGCAATTACCCATAATAAATAGTTACTATAGGTCGCAAAATCAATACCGAGGAAATTGAAAAGCACTGATAAAATATAAGTTAGGACCATAATACTGATTAACACATAAAGTATAGTTAAGATAGACATCTTCCTTATATATACTTTATTTTTATATATACTTTATTTTTATATATACTTTATTTTTATATATACTTTATTTTTATATAGTTTAGTAGGGTAAGAGGCGTGGTGTGTGTACGTTATAAACTATACTGAAAATCTATTTACACTATGTCATCAGTATGTTTCAGCAGATTTTCAGTATTTTCTAACGTGTCAGTTTCTAGTAAGGTATCATCATCTAATGTAGTTTCGTGAAGCGGGTTATATTCCTCCAATGCTTTATATTCATTCTTGCAAGTGATTTGTTTATGGATATTATAGTCAGCATAAAGTTCTCTACACTTGTAATAACTAATAAATAATGAGGCAATTACTGTCACAGAGTTATTTATCAGCATTTGTAAACTATCAATATTTATTGAATATGCCAACCAAATTAGGTTCCCAATGATACGTAAGAAAATAAACCAACTACTGAAATCCCTCGTGGTTTTACTATGATAAGTGCGGACCATTTGAGGTATATTATACACGACATTTATGATATTGGCTATAATTAAAAACCCATTCATGGTATCAGACACATGCGGGTCAATGATAGTTAATTGCATTGCACGGTTTCTAGAAACTTTTTAGAAAAAAATGTGGCGGTCATAACGTAACAAAATGTGTACGTGGTATTAATTCTTTTCAAAAGGTAGTTGCAATATGACTAAACTTATACACATGTTGTACAAACTTGTAAATTCATATATATAGGCGAGTTCGCAATTTAAGTTATCCAAAATATATTTACGATATAAATCTAATAATAAATATGTATCATTCTGTGTTAGATTAAATTATTTCACATTGAATTTCCCTCTCCAATTTTTTTTTTAACCCGCCATTTAATACTTGACTAGCTAATATATCCATCAGTGATTTAACTAATTGGGGGATATGTTTATATTGCATCAAATCTTCCTCTATAAACAGACAAATTGCATTATCTATTTTTCCCATAAAAGCGGTATCGCGTAATAAAAACTCAAACACAAATGTAACCTTTTAGAAAAAGGTTAGACCAAAAACACACTTGCAAATTAGGTGCAAATTATGTGCGTATTATGTGCGTATTATGTGCGTATTATGTGCGTATTAGGTGCCATATTTATACATGTAATTAGAAAATATGTGTGTGGGTTAGTCTTTTTATTTTAACTAATTATCGCTTTAATTATATTTTCTTCTGTTATGTCTTGTTTTGTATCCACAAAATAATATTCCAACGGAACTTGTTGTTCATAATCCCGCAAAGCAATCAAAGGATTCGTCGTGATATTCTTATTGGCAACGCTTATTTGGTGTTGGCCTATACGAATGGAGTTAAAATCGGTTATCCATTTCGCCCCGGTATCCCGCAGCTTCAACATGGCCTTGACAAAAGGACTATTCAATGCGAGCTCTTGGCTAATTTGCGAATCATCTGTTTTATCAGTGGAACGCCCCAATAACATTTTAGTTTTCCCGGGGAAAAGAGCAAACCGAACTAGCCCTCCCTTTTTATACCGTCCCTTGTCATCTACAGTGATATACTCTTCGCCGATTTTAATTGGTTTCGCTTGATTGTTCCAAAAGGCGTTCCGCATCGCGTGGGTATAATTACTAAAATAGTAAAACGGTCCAAAGGAAGCGTAAGGGGATTCGCGAGTCAACCCCAATGAGGCGACCGCAGCGATTTTTTTATAATAATTGCCATAATAACCTACTTCCGGGGTTTCATACGGGTTGCCATGTGAATCATACAAGAGACCTAATTTATTGTGGTTAACTAGAAACGTTGTTGCAATTGGGTTGACTGGAAAATTCAAAACTTCTTTATTATTTATAATCTCCGCCGCTAAAACCCACCACCATTCGTTTATATATTCCCCCTTTTCAATGAGAGCCTGATTTGTTTGACTCAATGTTTTGTTAGTGTATTCCAATACTAGTGTTAGACCAGTGCCGGTCTCATCCTCTACATAGCCTTTATATTCTATGTCGGTCTTTACATCGGCGAAGATTTGGCTAAACTCGGCAAGCACATACTTTATAAGATCGGGGCCGATATAGTCGCTAAAATCTGGCAGCCCCAATACATTCGTTTTGTCTTTATAGAGCAAGAACATGATAAAGGGATATAATTCTTGAGTGTTTATTTTGTAAATACACACGTGATTATGAGTGTATTTTTTGTCAGGTAAGACCTTTGGCAATGTGTCGGCTGAGTGTATGTATTTATGTGTGTCTGTGTCTGTATCCGTGTCCGTGTCTGTGTCTGTGTCTGTGTCCGTATATGTGTCCATATCTGTGTCTGTACTTGTATCCGTGTCTGTACTTGTATCCGTGTCTGTTATTGTCGTCTCAATAACTTTTGGTAAAGATTGTTGTTTTTTAAGTTTCATAAATTTAAATTTTTCTGTTAAAAGTAATTTATTCTTATTGCTTAACATATATATACTTATAGAAAAAGTATGGCAAAACTAACCACAACCTTTTAACACATTTTAGCATTTACACTGTTGCAAATGCTAAAAGGTTGTTCTATAAATCAGGTGTAATTTTTGGCCCCACCTTTTTTTAAAAGGTTGAACTATAAATCAGGTGTAATTTTTGTCCCCACCTTTTTTTAAAAGGTTGTTCTATAAATCAGGTGTAATTTTTGGCCCCACCTTTTTTTAAAAGG